TAAAAAATTTTATGGAAAATTTTTCAGGATTGACCCCAGAAGAGAAAGCACGACTTTTAGAACTAGAAAAAAGCGTAGCATTAGACAAAGCCAAACCAATAATCAAAAAAGACTTTTTGAGTTTTGTAAAATATGTTTGGCCTGAGTTTATTGAGGGTTCACATCATAAAAAAATTAATAAAAAATTTAATGACCTCGCACAGGGGAAAATTAAACGACTAATCATTAACATGCCGCCAAGACATACAAAGTCGGAGTTTGCCTCATACTTACTCCCGGCATGGATGGTTGGCCTCGATCCCCGGTTAAAGATCATTCAAGCAACACACACGGCTGATCTTGCTGTCGACTTCGGCCGTAAGACCAAGAACTTAGTAGATCAACAAAACTACAAACAATTATTTGATACTCGTCTGATGGAGGACTCACAGGCCGCTGGTAAATGGAAAACAGAGCAAGGTGGTGAATACTTCGCTGCCGGTGTTGGTGGAGCGATAACAGGTCGTGGTGCTGATCTTCTAATCATCGACGATCCACATAAAGAACAAGATATTAAAAAAGATAGTAAGTCATTCGAGAAAGCATGGAACTGGTATACATCAGGTCCACGTCAACGTTTGCAACCGGGAGGAAGAATCGTTGTCGTTATGACAAGGTGGTCTACAAAAGATCTTACTGGACAACTGATCAAGGCTCAGGGAGAAGAGAACTCTGATGAATGGGAAGTTGTAGAGCTACCCGCATTGTTACCGAGTGGTGATCCCGTGTGGCCAGAATACTGGACCAAGGACGAGCTAGAGAAAACCAAAGCATCTATTCCTGTAAACAATTGGAATGCGCAGTATATGCAACAACCAACAGCTGAAGAAGGAGCTATAATTAAACGTGACTGGTGGCAAGACTGGGAGGATAAAGATCCACCTAAGTGTGAGTTTATAATTCAAAGCTATGATACAGCTTTTCTTAAAAAAGAATCTGCTGACTATAGTGCTATAACAACATGGGGAGTGTTTAAAACAGAGGATGAAAACCCTCAGATAATTTTACTTAACGCTTTTAAAGATAGATATGAGTTTCCAGAACTAAAGAAAGTTGCTCACGAAGAGTATTTATTTTGGCGGCCAGATATGGTGATAGTCGAGGCCAAAGCATCGGGGATACCTCTGACGGCTGAATTAAGAGATATGGGAATACCAGTAATTAACTTTACGCCGAGCCGAGGAAATGATAAACATGCTAGAGTAAATTCAGTATCACCACTTTTTGAGATGGGGATGATCTGGGCTCCTATGCACCAACATTTCGCTCAAGAAGTCGTGGAAGAATGCGCATCATTTCCGCATGGAGATCACGATGACTATGTTGATTCTATGACCCAGGCAATTATGCGTATTAAACAAGGTGGCTTAGTTCGTAACAGAGATTCTTACAAAGACGAACCGCTGCCTGATAGAAGTAGGTTAGAATATTATGGCTAGACAACAAACAATAAATGCAATCGTACAATTGTTCCAAAAACTTGGAGGCAATATTAATGATGTCCTTGGTACCCGATCCAATATTTCTTTTTTAGGTAAAGGTAAGTCTCCAGAACTAATGTTTGATATGGACATTAACACAGAAGCACTAGCTGTATTACCACGATCAAAAGCAGTAGAAGAGTTAACAAGTTCTGTCGGCTATGCTGTAGGAGATAAACTTAACGATATTCAAGCAAATAAATTATTATCAAATATGAAAAAAATGGAGAGTGTTTACTTTCCACCTGCGGCGCCAGCTAATATTACGGATCTTGCTACAAGAACTGGAGATTTAGATAAAGCTGGTTTGATGTCATTAAGACAAAAACCATTTTTAGATAAAGCATCTGAGATAGCAAATAAAGATTCTGAAGCTATGATAAAAGCAGGATTAGATCCAAGCAATCCTAACGATACCATAAAAGCAATGGAGTCAGGAATTATATCATCAGGTGATGATATAGTTAAACAACTTGATGATATACCACCACCAGGTTCACGTGGAGGACCAGATGATATTGCAGCACCATTTACAGGTGCAGGACTTGAGGCAATCAAAAATGTTAAAGGTAGTAATTTAATTGTAGATGATATTGTAAACAAAATTTATTTAAACGCTGGTGTATCACCAAATGCTCAACCAGCTGCTAGAGCAAATGCTAGAGAATTTTTAAATAGAATAAAAGATTTAGAAGATCCAGATTTTCCAGGTGGCACAACACTGTCATCAATTATGGAAGCAGACGATTTTAAATTTATGACTGAAGGTGGTGGCGCAGGAATGGGTGATCCATTGTTATTAGTACAGAAATATTTTGGACCGAAAGTTGCATCAGCTGTTGCACAATTAGACAGTGCAGATGAGATTCAAAAATTTGCAGAGAGATTGATAAGAGTAAAAGATGCAAAAGGTAAAAGTGTTACTGATAGATTCTTTGATCCTGAGTCTGTTGATCCAAAAGATTTTGAATTTCAAGATGGTGGCCGTGTACCATTTATGGCTGGTATGTTAGTTAGAGGTGGCAAGATAGGATATCAAGCTTTACGTAAATACGGTATTGAAGGTAGAGATATATCAAGACTATTTGCAAGTCTAGGTACAGACAAAAGTTTAGTTGGCAAAGAAAAGACAGCGTACTTTCAACAACTACACAAAGTATTAAGAAACCCAGACGCATTTCCAGATGAAATCATGGACATACAGAAACAACTTGGCATAGACGTAGGACTTGGATTTAGAAATGGTGGTCTTGCCGGCATCCTGGAGGTGTAATGCCAAGAAACCCTGAATTTGATCCTAAAGTAAAAAAATTTTACGAAGAAATTTATTTAGATCCAGATTCATTATTTAATAGATATAGAGCTGGTATAAAAGCAGGTGAGGTATCTTATAGTGGGCCTTTTGAAGAACTTAGTGGACAGGCTAGATTTAATTTAAAAAAATTAATGAAGAGATATAAACAGTTTCTTCCTACATTCAAAAGACTTAAAAAAGATGGTTTGATAGATTTAAAAGAAGCTGGAGATCTAGTAGGTCTACCAGAACAAGTTAACGAAAAAGGTAGAGTCACAAGTGGTTTAAGAATGAGGGTTATTGATTCAATAACTAGAAAACGACCCTCTCCTGTGGCAACAAGTTTTTTAAATGATGTTTTAAAAAAAGAATTAAAATTACAAAAGGTTGATGTTGGTCAAGGACAACCTACTTATTTTATAAAAAAACCAACCGATGCACAGATACAAACATTAAAAGATTATTATTTAGTTAGAGGTAGCACTAAAGGTGGGTTAGCTGATGAAACTATCCGTCTTGTAAAAGAGTTTCATGACAACGATATCTACAAACCTTACACAAGTAAAGGACAGGTAATACCTGAAGAATTATTGCCAGGAAATATAACTGTTAATCAAGCAGCTTACGCACAATACAAACTATCACAGCTACAGGATGGAAAAGTTGTTAGAGGATTAGATATACCTTTAAATAAAGATGCGGCTGAAAATTATCAAAGAATAGTTGCAAAAATGCCTTTTAATAATCCATACAAAATGGCTCAAACAAAAGATGCGATGGATGCCATAACAGAGTCGTTAGGTAAAAATTACTTTACTATAGCTGGAAGACAAACAAATATGGATGCAGTTAGAAGAAAAATTAAAAGAGTTTTTTTAAAAGAGGGCATACCTTTCTATGATAAAAAAGCTCCAGCAAATAAAAGATTTGGAGTAAACATTAACGAGATAGTTGGAATAACTGCTAGCTCTCAAACACCTGGAGCTGCACCATACTCTCAATTTATAAACTTATTAGAAGGTAAAGTTAATCAAGGTGATTATGCGTTATTTCAAAAACAGTTTCAGGGATATTTAAAAAAATTAAGTGATGAGACTAAAAAAACAAATGGTAACCCTTTAAAAGTAATCAGAGAATATAACAAATTTTCTACTGATTATATAAACAGAATTAAAGACCCACTTGCTAGAAAGACTATGAGAGAGGTTGGTTTTCCAGAACTAACTTTACAAAGTCCAGAAAAAGCTTTTGGTAAAACAAGACTTGCACAACTTACAGAACAAGGTTTAGATTTACCGGCTGCTTATAAAGAAATGGGTTTTACAATTAAAGTTCCTAAAGGAACAGCAACTTTAAAAGAGGTGGCAGAAAACCCTCAAACATTTATTGACCAGGCAAGTAAAGTTAGTTCTGGAAA